GGGTAATATATTTGGAGGTATAATCGGTAAAGTTGTTGAAAACGCCGAAGGTATACTAGATAAAGTAATAACTACAGATAAAGAAAGAGATGCTGCAAAGCTAGCTATTAAAAAGCTAATGCTTGAAGCAGAAAAAGAAGCTTTTGCAAAAGAAGTTGAAGATCGCAAATCTGCACGTGATCTTTATAAAGACGATGCTATTATACAAAAAGTATTAGCAACGTTATTTACTGTAGCTTATTTTGGCATTACATTTGTAATGTTTAATTACTTTGTTACAAAATCAATAGAACTGGGTGAATTTGAAATTAGCTTCATATCAACAATATTTGGTGCTATGAGCGCTAAAGTAAATACAATAATAGACTTCTTCTTCGGCGGAAGTTCAAAGAAAAACGAACAAACTAATAAATAAATAAAATGGGAATTAATTCAACAGAAGTAGCATACGGCTTTGGTCAAATGGGAACTATGTTTAATGATGGCACTGCTGTTATGACGCCACCAACAGGTAAAGTTTTTGTAGCTATAACATTCTTGGCAGACACTAAATTTAATAACTCTGCTTCAGGCTTAACAGCTGAAAATAATATTAGTAACGGTTTAGAGTGGGCTAACACTGGAGGTGCTGCGCATGACGCTGCGTTATCTCCTGATCTTGGAGAGTCTGGTGCTGGTGGAGAAATAGTGCCAAGCACGCGGGTTTTTCCAAAAGGAGTTACTATATATGGTAGATACACTAAGCTAAGAATAACAGAAGGAGCTGTGTTAGCTTATTTAGGGAACTAATGCTAGGACTAGGTAATAGCATAACAGGTGGCGCAGCTTTAGCAGAAACTGTATTTGACTTACCGTCATTAGAGTTTCACGTAGATACCTTGCCCGGTAACGTTACTTCCGCTACTGTTGGTAGTGAACTGTTAGTGTCTTCACTAACACCTATAGTTGGATCAGTTCAGCCTAGACAAGCTACTAACGCTAATAAGCCAACTCACGATACTACTAATAATAAGCTTACTTTTGCGTTTGAATCTACTGGTAGTGATGTTCCATTTTTAGAAATGAACAGCGCGATTACTTTAACAGACGCTTTTACAATAGTATTCGCATTTGCTGCGGCTACTGACGGCTCACAAACTGACGGCGAGTCTAATATAGTAGGAAGCAATGTAGACGCAAACAATCACTCACATCTAGTAATAAGAGGCGATGGTGGCGACGCTTTACAATTTGAATTAAGAGCTGATAGCAGCGCTAGTGGATCTAACTTATCAGACAAAGCGCCTGGTGATATGGGAGAAGGAAACTCTTTAACATTTCCCGCGCAAGTTTACGCTTTAACTAAATCTGCTGGCGCTAGCGCTACAGTCAAAATGTTTAGTTTTCTTCAAGGCTCGTTTGCAGAAGAAGGATCAAGCACTGCTTTTGACGAAGACATAGATTTTGTGATAACACAAATTGGTGGCGTAATGGGTGGAGCTTCAGCTGGATCAAATGATGTACAAGGAAACATGCATTTTTACGAGCTGTTAATATATAATGAACTTTTAACTCAAGCTCAAATACAAGAGTGCTTTGCGTTAGTTAAAGCTAAGCACGCAGATTTAAACGTATAAACAATTAACAATTAACAATTAAATTAAATTAAATTATGGCAAAAGTAAAAACTCCTAAGAAAGAGAAAATGGTAGACCTTAAACCTAAGGCAGAAAAAATTACAGACGAGCAATTACAAAAAGTTCAATCAATAGTTAACACTCTTAACAGAGCACAACTAGAGCTTGGTATGATGGAGACAAAAAAGCATACATTGCTTCATAATATTCAAGCTGTACAAGATCAATTAACTTTACTACAATCAGAGTTTGAAAAAGAATATGGCACTGTAAATATTAATATTCAAACTGGAGAAATAGACTACACGGATGGCGAAGCTGATAAGAAAAATTAGCATAGGCAAAGATTACAAAAATGAAGCTATGCACTATGCCGTTGGACAAGAAGTTTACGGTGGTCATACTATTTGTGATATTATAGAAGAAAAAGATAAATTCTCTGTGTATATTAGAAAAAACAAAGACGTATTACCTTGGAAAGACTTTAATAAAAACATGGCTGTTTCAGTCGAATACAACTTAGAGTATTAGTGAAAGCTACACATGGTTTTGTAATAGAGCCGTTAGGCGATAGATACAACAATGTAAAAAAAGTTGGCGATTCAGAGTTAATATTAAATTCTGAAATATTTAACCACGAGTTTGTAAATAGACAGGCCGTGGTTAAAGCTACGCCTACTGCTTTCGATACAAAAATAAAAGTTGGAGATATTGTTATTGTACATCACAATGTGTTTAGAAGATGGCACGATATGCAAGGCAACGAAAAGAACAGTAAAGCTTTTTTTGATGAGAATACTTACATAGTCACTCAAGATCAAATATTCCTTTATAAGTCAAAAGACAAATGGAAAGCTTGCGATGGTTATTGTTTTGTTCAACCTATAAAACAAAGAAATAATCTTGCTGAAGAAAAAGAAGAGCAATGCATAGGTATTGTTAAATATACAGACGGTGTAAATGAGGTTGGTGAGCTTGTTGGCTTTACACCTTTTTCAACATACGAGTTTATAATAGACAATACTAAGCTATATCGCGTTTTAAATAAATTTATTACAATTAAATATGAGTATCAAGGAGACGAAGAAGCGTATAATCCTAGCTGGGCGTAAGGCTGTTGATGAATTAATCAAAGTTGCTCAAGAGCAGATTATTACTAATACCGAAGATGATGTTTCTGCTGATAGACTTAAAAACGCGGCGGCTACTAAAAAGCTAGCTATATTTGATGCTTTTGAAATACTTAACCGTATACAAGAAGAAGAAAATATATTAGAAGGTAAAGAACCTGAAGATAAAAAAGAGAGAGTGTTTAAAGGATTTGCTGAAGGAAGATCTAAGTAATGTACGAACAAACGCTATATAAAATTGTTGAACCTGTTAAGAAGACAACTATAAGTCGACTTAATAAATCTAAAAAATGGGAATATGGATATAATAAAGAACATGATATTGTCGTTATTAGCAAAACTGGAAAAATTGGACAAGTGGTGGAGATTCAAGGTTTGCGAATTGGGTTGCCGTCTGAACCGAAATCAGTGCACGTGTCAGCCAAAAGAAAATGGCAAAGGTTAGAATACCCTAAAGAGTTAGGTAAATTAAAAAATATATTTGATTGGAGAGCATATCCAGAAGAAGCTAAAGAGCAGTGGTATGACTATATAGATGAAGAGTTTAAACGTCGCGACGAAGGCTTTTGGTTTATGAACAATAATGAACCTACATATATAACAGGCAGTCATTATATGTATCTTCAATGGAGTAAAATAGATGTTGGTGCTCCTGATTTTAGAGAGGCTAACAGGTTGTTCTTTATATTCTGGGAAGCTTGTAAAGCAGACAAACGCTGCTACGGTATGTGTTATTTAAAAAACAGACGTAGTGGTTTTTCTTTTATGAGCTCAGCTGAAACCGTTAACTTAGCTACTATATCGAGTGACTCTAGATATGGAATACTATCTAAAAGTGGTGGTGATGCTAAAAAAATGTTTACCGACAAGGTTGTACCAATATCTGTTAACTATCCGTTTTTCTTTAAACCGATACAAGACGGTATGGACAGACCTAAAAGTGAACTTGCTTATAGGGTTCCTGCAAGTAAGTTTACGCGTAGAAAAATTACTGCGAACGAAAAGCAGGAAGAGTTGGTTGGACTTGATACTACTATTGACTGGAAAAACACTGGAGACAACAGTTATGATGGTGAAAAGCTCAACCTGCTAGTACACGATGAAAGTGGTAAGTGGGAAAGACCTGATAATATTCTAAACAACTGGCGGGTAACTAAAACTTGTTTAAGGCTAGGTGCTCGTATAGTTGGTAAATGCATGATGGGATCAACGAGTAACGCTCTTGATAAAGGTGGAGATAATTTTAAAAAACTGTACAATGACTCAAATGTCACTTCTAGAAACCGCAATGGACAAACAAAGTCTGGTTTATATTCTTTGTTTATCCCAATGGAGTGGAACTATGAAGGATTTATTGACGAGTACGGACAACCTGTATTTAATAACCCAGATCATGATGTATACGGACCCGACGGTGAATTAATTGACTATGGTATAATTGATCATTGGAATAACGAAGCTGACGGGTTAAAAGGAGATCAAGACGGTTTAAATGAATTTTATCGTCAGTTTCCAAGAACTGAAGAACATGCTTTCAGAGATGAAGCAAAAAATAGTATATTTAATTTAGTTAAGATATACGAGCAAATAGATTACAATGAAGGTATAGGTAATGATAACGCTATTACTACCGGCAACTTTCAATGGTTAAATGGTATTAAGGATAGTAGTGTTATATTTTATCCTAACGCACAAGGTAGGTTTAAAATAAGCTGGGTGCCGCCAAGTCATTTGCAGAATAAGATAATAGTAAAAAATGGAGTTAAATATCCTGGTAACGAACACGTTGGAGCTTTTGGTTGTGACAGCTACGACATTAGTGGTACTGTTGGTGGCAAAGGTTCTAAAGGATCGCTACATGGATTAACTAAGTTTTCTATGGAAGACGCTCCACCAAACCATATGTTCTTAGAATATATAGCTAGACCACAAACTGCAGACATATTTTTTGAAGATGTATTAATGGCGTTAGTATTTTACGGCATGCCTTTACTTGCAGAGAATAATAAGCCAAGACTGCTTTATTATTTAAAGCGTAGAGGTTACAGAGGCTTTAGTATGAATAGACCAGATAGAGCTTGGAATAAATTATCTGTTACTGAAAAAGAAATAGGTGGTATACCAAACTCTAGTGAAGATATTAAGCAAGCTCATGCGGCTGCTATTGAAATGTATATACAAGAACATGTTGGCCACAAAGGCGATGGAGTGTATGGAAATATATATTTTAATGAAACGCTGAACGACTGGTCTAGGTTTGATATAAATAAAAGAACTAAGTTTGATGCAACTATAAGCTCAGGTTTAGCTATAATGGCTTGCAACAGACACCTTTACACACCAACAGCAACAAGAATAAAACCAAAATTAAACATAAACGTATCAACATACGATAATAAAGGATATACATCTACAATAATAAAATAAAATATGGCAGAGTCTGTTATAAAAAGTTATTTTCCAAGTCAAGTAGTTAGCGATGCTGAAAAGTTAAGCTATGACTACGGTTTAAAGGTTGCTAAAGCAATAGAGACAGAGTGGTTTTACGATGATAGAAGGCACACTAGATATGATGCAAACTTTAACAATTTTCACAAGTTAAGATTATACGCTAGAGGCGAGCAGCCAATACAAAAATATAAAGATGAACTGTCTATAAACGGTGACTTAAGTTATTTAAACTTAGACTGGACGCCAGTTCCAATTATTCCAAAGTTTGTTGATATTGTAGTAAATGGTATAGCTGATAGAGCATTTGATATAAAAGCGTACTCTCAAGATCCATATGGCGTAGCTAAAAGAACTGAGTATATGGAAAGTGTACTTGGTGATATGGCTACAAAAGAGATGAATGACTTTGCTGCTCAAGAGTTTGGTATTAACTTGTACCAAAACGATCCTGAAAAGTTACCAGAAACACAAGAAGAACTAGAGCTTCACATGCAGCTAACATACAAGCAAGCTGTAGAAATAGCAGAAGAACAAGCTATCAACGTATTACTAGAAGGTAATAATTACGATTTAATAAAAAGACAATTATACTATGATTTAACAGTATTAGGTATTGCTGCTGTTAAAAGTAATTTTACAACATCTGAAGGCGTTACTGTAGAGTATGTAGATCCAGCTGATTTAGTTTATTCATATACTGAATCTCCTTATTTTGACGATATATATTACGTAGGTGAAATTAAAACAATACCTATAAATGAATTAGCAAAGCAGTTTCCTCATTTAACTCAAGAAGATTTAGAAGAAATACAACAAACAGGTTATTCTCAAAAATCTAATTATCATAGCTCAGGGCCAAGGTATCAAGATGTAGATAATAACAAAGTTCAAGTTTTATATTTTAATTATAAAACTTACATGAATGAAGTTTATAAAGTTAAAGAAACAGGTAGCGGTGCAGACAAGCTCATAGAAAAAGATGATAGCTTTAATCCTCCAGCAGACGTTGAAGGTAATTTTTCTAAACTTGAAAGAGCAATAGAAACTTTATATGAAGGCGCTTTAATATTAGGTACTAATAAGCTGCTTAAGTGGGAGATGTCAGAAAACATGATGCGCCCTAAAAGTAACTTTACTAAAGTAAAAATGAACTATAGTATTGTTGCGCCACGAATGTATAAAGGTAAAATTGAATCATTAGTGAAACGTATCACAGGCTTTGCCGATATGATACAGTTGACACACTTAAAGCTACAACAAGTAATGTCGCGTATGGTGCCTGATGGTGTTTATTTAGACGCTGATGGTTTAGCTGAAGTTGACTTAGGTAATGGTACAAACTATAATCCGCAGGAAGCTCTAAACATGTTCTTCCAAACAGGTAGTGTTATTGGTAGATCATTTACTCAAGAAGGCGACATGAATCCAGGTAAAGTACCTATTCAAGAAATAACATCTGGATCTGGCGGTAATAAAATACAAGCGTTAATAGGTAATTATAACTATTACTTGCAAATGATACGTGACGTGACCGGGCTTAACGAAGCTCGTGATGGTAGCATGCCTGATGAAAGAGCTTTAGTTGGCGTGCAAAAACTAGCAGCTGCAAATAGTAATACAGCAACAAGACATATATTAAACTCAGGGCTATTCTTGACGGCGGAGATATGTGAGTGCTTATCTCTTAGAATATCTGATATTATAGAGTATTCACCTACAAAAGAAGCGTTTATACAAAGTATAGGCGTACACAATGTTGCTACGCTACAAGAAATGTCTGAGCTACATTTATATGACTTTGGTATATTTTTAGAGTTAGCACCTGACGAAGAACAAAAAGCTATACTTGAGAACAACATACAGCAAGCATTAGCGCAAAAGATAATAGATCTTGAAGACGCTATAGATCTTAGAGATATTAAAAATATTAAGCTAGCTAATCAGCTACTTAAAATACGTAGAGGTAAAAAGCTGAAGAGAGATCAGATGATGCAGCAGCAGAACATACAAGCTCAAGCTCAAGCTAATACGCAAGCTCAAGAAGCGCAAGCGCAACTTGAAATACAAAAGCAACAAGCTTTAAAACAAGCGGAGGCTCAGCTAGCTCAAATGCAAGCGCAGCTTGATGCTCAGAAAATGCAAGCCGATGCAGCGTTAAAAGCTCAGTTAATGGAACAAGAGTTTCAATATAACATGCAGTTAAGAGCAATGGACTCTGCTAATTTAAAAGCTAGAGAAGATGCTAAAGAAAATAGAAAAGACGAAAGAACTAAAATACAAGCTTCACAACAAAGTGAACTTATAGATCAACGTCAATCAGGCAAACCACCTAAAAACTTTGAATCTTCAGGTAATGATATACTTGGAGGTGGATTTGATTTAGGTGCTTTTGAACCTAAATAATTAATTATATAATATTTTATCATGGAAGAAAATGAAAACGTAGTTGATGAAACTACACAAGAACAAACTGTAGAAACAGTTGATGAAAATAAATTTGAAAGCGCTGGCGACGACAGTGTTATCAAAGTAGATTTAAGTAAACCAGTTGAAAATGAAAACCAAGAAGAAACAACAGAAGCTGCAGATGACACAGCTGACGACACAAGAGTGGTTGGAAGCGATGAAAACTCCGAGCCCGTACAAGAACAAGAAGAAGTACAGCCGGAAGTCGAAGCACAAGAAGATGTTGTAGTTGAAGAAATAACTGATGAAGAGGTTCAAGAAGAAGTTGAGCAAGTTACTGAAGAAGTTGAAGAAGCGATAGCAGAAGCTGAAGCTACTGGAAAACCATTACCAGAAAACATTCAAAAGTTAGTTGACTTTATAGATGAAACTGGAGGAGATATAGAAGACTATGTTAGATTAAATCAGGATTATTCTAAGTTTGACAACTTGTCTTTATTAAGAGAATACTATAAACAAACTAAACCTCATCTTAACACAGAAGAAATAGACTTCATGATGGAAGATCAATTTTCTTACGACGAAGAAGAAGATGAAGAAAGAGATATAAGAAGAAAAAAATTAGCTTTGAAGGAGCAAGTTGCTCAAGCAAAGAACCACTTGGAAAGTGTAAAATCCAAATACTATGAAGAAATCAAAGCTGGAAGTAAGCTCACAACTGAGCAACAAAAAGCTGTAGACTTTTTTAATAGGTATAACAAAGAGTCGGAAGACAATAAACAAGTAGCTGAAAAACAGCACAGGACGTTTTTAAACAAAACTAACCAATTATTCAATAAAGACTTCAAAGGTTTTGAATTTAATGTTGGAGACAAAAAGTTTAGGTACAATGTTAAAAACTCTCAGTCTGTTAAGGAAACACAAAGCGACATTAACAACTTTGTCAAAAAGTTTTTGAACGAAGATAATACAATGTCAGACGCTAAAGGTTACCATAAAAGTTTATTTACAGCTATGAATGCTGACGCTATAGCGCAACATTTCTACGAGCAAGGCAAAGCAGACGCACTCAAGGAGAGCGTGGCTAAGTCCAAGAACGTTAACATGGACCCAAGACAACAGTTCACAGGACCAATTAACACTGGTGGAATAAAAGCTAGAGTTTTAGGTGATAGTTCTTCTGATTTTAAATTTAAAATTAAAAAGAATAAATAACATTTAAAAACATTTTATTATGGCAATTACTGCAGGTAATAATTTGAATAGCGTACCATCGTCGATTAAAGCTTCGTTAGGTACTAACTATTTAGATTTAGCGTCAGAAGCTGGAAAAGGCTGGGCGCAACAATATGTTCCAGATTTAATGGAAAAAGAGGCTGAAGTTTTCGGTCCAAGAACAATTTCAGGTTTTTTAGCACAAGTTGGTGCTGAAGAAGCTATGACTGCTGACCAAGTTGTTTGGTCTGAGCAAGGTCGTTTACACTTATCTTACAAAGGTCACATTGCTGATGGCGCTCAGCAAACTGGTAACAGTAACGCTGAAGGTGGTACTTTTGAGATTGATACTGATATTGATGGCAACGCTGTTGCTACTGGTAGCGTTGATCACGGTGTTAGAGTTAACGACATGGTATTAGTAGCTGATTCTAACGCTACAGTTAGAGGTTTAGTAACTTCTGTTGATAACGATCAAATTAGTATTGCTCTTTATGATGCTGGTAACAATACCGCTACATTTGCGAATGCAGGTTTAGCTACTGGCTCTGGTGATTCAGCTACTTTATTAGTTTATGGTTCTGAGTTTGCAAAAGGAACTGGCTACAACGCACTTAATGCTGCTACGGTAGTAGAGTCAAGAACAGCTAACGAACCACAATTCAAAAGCTTCTCTAATAAGCCAATCATCATGAAAGACTACTACGAAGTATCTGGATCAGATGCATCTCGTATTGGTTGGGTAGAAGTTTCTAGTGAAAACGGACAGTCTGGGTATCTATGGTACTTAAAAGCTGAGTCTGACACTAGAGCTCGTTTTACTGATTACGTTGAGATGGCTATGCTTGAGTCTGTTAAAGGTGACGCTAGTCAATCTTTAGCTGACAGCTTCTTAGGTGTTACTGGTGATACTTATGGAACTCAAGGTTTATTTGCTGCTATCGAAGATAGAGGTAATATTACTACTGGTGTAACTGGTGTTAATGCTGCTACTGATTTAGCTGAGTTTGACGCTATCTTAGCAGAGTTTGATAAGCAAGGTGCTATTGAAGAAAACATGATGTTTGTTAATCGTGCTACTAGTTTAGCTATTGACGATATGTTAGCTTCAATGAACTCTTACGGAGCTGGTGGTACATCTTACGGTGTATTTAATAACTCTGAAGATATGGCATTGAACTTAGGATTCTCTGGTTTCCGTAGAGGATCTTATGACTTCTATAAGTCTGACTTCCGTTACTTGAACGATAAAGCTACTCGTGGCGGTATCAACGACAGAGATGCGGTTAACGCTATCCGTGGGGTTATTATTCCTGCTGGTTCTTCATCTGTTTATGATCAAACTGTTGGATCTTCTATTAAGCGTCCGTTCTTACACGTACGTTATAGAGCTTCACAAACTGATGATCGTAGAATGAAGTCTTGGGTTACAGGGTCTGTAGGAGCTGCTACATCTGCTTTAGATGCAATGCAACTACACTTCTTAACTGAGAGATGTTTAATCACTCAAGGTGCTAACAACTTCATGTTAATGAAGTAAGCATATTATTAAGGTCGAGGGCTTCGGTCCTCGATCTTTTTTTTTAATTTTTATTATATTATATCATGGCAAAAAAACAAACAAAGAAGGCTGATGTAGCGCCTGAAGTAAAAGCTACTAATGAAATGGTTGAAGTTCAAATAGAAGCTAAACCAAAAAAAACAAGTAACTGGGAGGTTAAAGACAGAGTTTATTATTTAAAAGGAAATAAAAAGCCTTTATCTTATATGATAAAATCTGCAGGTATATATTGGTTCGATCAAGAGAAACAGTATGAAAGAGAGTTGAAGTATTGCGAAAATCAAATAACTACTTTTGTAGATGAAATGCAAGGAGATCAAAGACTTTCTCATATTATATTTAGAAACGGAGCTTTATTTGTACCTAAAAACAAAACAGTATTACAAAAACTTTTATCAATATATCATCCACATAAAGATAGGCTTTACTATGAGTGGAAACCTGCTCAAAAAGCTGCTGATGAAATAGAAGTTTTAGAAATGGAGATAGAAGCTTTAGACTTAGCTAGGAATATTGATATAGATTTAGCAGAAGCTATAATGAGAGTAGAGAAAGGATCTGAAGTTGCTAATCTGAGTTCTAAAGAGCTTAAAAGAGATTTATTATTATTTGCTCGTAAAAATCCTGTTTTATTCTTAGAATTAGCCTCTGATGATAATGTTGCTTTAAGAAACTTTGGTATTAAAGCTACTGAGTCTGGAATAATTAAGTTATCTGCTGATCAACGTAACTTTTTATGGGGATCTAATAACAGAAAGCTTATGACTGTACCATTTGATGAGCATCCATACACCGCTTTAGCACATTGGTTTAAAACTGATGAAGGTATGGAGATTTATGCAAACATAGAAAAGCGATTAAACGCGTAATCACTATATAGTAGAGCAGCCACTCTACGGGGTGGTTGCTTAACTATAAATAATGACGACGTGGTAAAAATAGATACAGTATATCAAACAGTACTAGCGCTAGCTAACAAAGAGCAAAGAGGTTATATAACTCCACAAGAATTTAACTTGTTTGCAGATCATGCTCAGATGTCGATATTTGAGCAATACTTCTACGACTTAAATCAATTTAAAAGAGTACCAGGTAATCAGTCTGATTACGCTGATATGGTAACAATATTAGAAGATAAAATTTCTATATTTTCTACAAGCGTAGATTATGAGCCTGCTGAAATAGGTGTGTTACCTGAAAATTATTATAGATCTCAAGGTTCTGTAACTGTTGATAGTATAAAAGCAGAAAAAATTACTAAAGACGAAGCTACAGCTTATGTTTCTCCTTTAATATCTCCTACTAAATCTAGGCCAGTATATTATTTTGATAATAGTTCGATCTACTTTATGCCTAAAGGCAAAAAATCAACATTTAGTTATATAAGAAAACCTAACAAGCCTGAATGGACTTATGTTGTTCTCAATGACAAAGCTTTATATAATCCAAGTGGAAATGCTGTAGATTTTGAATTACATCCGTCAGAGCAAAAAAACTTAGTTAATAGAATATTAAAATTAGCTGGTATATCTATCGAAGACGCTGGATTAGTTCAAGTGGCTACCCAAGAAGAAATTAAAAACGTAAGACAAGAAAAAGCATAAGTAAATGGCATTACTAGACGGACAAACACACAAAGAGTATTACGAAGGTAACAATTTAGGTAGTTATCAATTTGTTTCTTTACAAGACGTTATAGCTCAGTTTATGGCTATATATGTTGGTGAAGAAAAAATAATAAACAAAGTTGGTAGAACAGAGGTTTCGTTTCACGCTCAAAGAGCTTTAGCTGAGCTTTCGTTTGATACATTAAAATCTTTTAAATCACAAAGTATAGTTTTACCTCCTAGTCTTGTAATGAGTTTACCTCATGACTACGTTAACTACACTAAGCTTAGCTGGTGTGACGAAGCTGGTATTAAACATCCAATATATAAAACTAACGATACTTCTAATCCGTTTCAAGTTAATCAAGATGCTGACGGCGTATATCTATACGGCTCTTCTTTTAGCACAGAAGATTTAGTTGAACTAATAGCTTTGAACAAGAGTAACTCGTGGAGTATTAGTGCTAAAGGTCTTGGTGGAAAGCGTGTTGGCGAAAATATATTAGGCTCAGGTTCTACTGCAGATTCTTTAACTATAGCACATCGCCCACAAAATAGAACTACAACAGTAGGCTCTTTTGTTACACAATGCTATAAAATAATAGATGTTACAGAGTTTGAACAGTTTACATTTTCTGCAAACGTTACAACAGTAGCTGCTTCTACGCAAACTGTTAGTACAGCAGAAGTTTATACAGATCTTAACGGTAACACTGTAAACGGAGCAACAGGTACTTTTAATACTCCGCTAACTACTGTTAGAGTAGGTTTGAGTTCTGAGCCACCGAGTAATATTCTTTTTACCCATCCGCTAGGAGCAGATCCTGCTTCGCCAAACTTATCGCCAGATATTTTTGACATAGGTTATATAGAGTGGACTGGAGGTATTGATAACGGCTTAAAAACTTCAGACATTGTAGACTTATCAGACTACGAAGGAGACGTATATCTTTCAGTAATAGGCATAGCGCTTTGGGAAGAAAATGACGCTGAAGCAGCAAGAGCTGTTAGTACAATTTTAGAAGTTCAATCTACCGTATCTGGTATAACATTAGATTTATACCAACAGCCAAATAAGCTATCAGCTCCAATTGATTCATCAACTTGGAATAAATATAAAGCTGTAGAACCTGCTGAGAATAATAACGACGATTATGCTAACGATGATTATCAGCGTGTGCCTGATGAAAGATACGGCTTAGATCCAGCGTTCGCACAAACTAATGGCTCTTTTTATATTGACGATAGACTAGGTAGAATACATTTTAGTTCTAATATTTCTGGAAAAACTGTGATATTAGATTACATAAGTGATAGTTTAGGTACTGAAGCTGAAATGCAAATACACAAGTTAGCTGAAGAAGCTATGTACAAAAGCATAACATACGGTGTTTTATCTGTTAAAAGTAATATACCAGAATATATTGTTATGAGAGCTCGTAAAGAAAAAATAGCAGCAACTAGAAAAGCTAAGCTTAGACTATCAAATGTTAAGATAGAAGATATTACTCAAATACTTAGAGGAAAGTCTAAGCATATAAAGCACTAATTTATGGCAGAGATTACTAACAATTTTCTTCAAGGTAAAATGAATAAAGACCTTGATGAGAGAATTTTACCTAAAGGACAATATAGAGATGCGATGAATATACAGATCACTACGTCTGATGGTTCAGATGTTGGTAGTGCTCAAAGTATTCTTGGAACTAAAGCTCTGTCTGCTATAGGCGCTTTTGATTCTACATCAGTTTGTATAGGTAGTATTGAAGATGTTTTAACAGACTGCATATATTATTTTGTTAGATCTAGCACTAGAGACTTTATAGCTAAGTACGATGTTAAAGCTGACTATGCTACTTTCGTAGCTGTAGATCTAAGCAGAACGCCTAGCTTAGAAGATAGTGATGGAAACGAAATTACTGTAGATCCTTTTTTAAAATTTACTGGAAAGCAAATAACAGCTATAAATATTATAGATAATTATTTGTTTTGGACTGACGGCGATAACGAGCCTAAAAAAATAGATTTATCTAAAAATTATTCAGGTAAACAAAATGAACCTCAAAACAACAGTGTTCACTCAAGATTTTATCTTGATGGCGTAAACTACGGGTACTTAAAAGAAGAGCATTTAACTGTTATAAAGAAAAAACCTCTTAGAGCTCCTCAAATAAAAGTAATCTCTTCTAAAGGTAACAAAAAGGCTTCTATATTTGAAAGACAAATACCTAGATTTTGTGTTAGGTATAAGTACGAAGATAATCAATTATCTGCTTTTAGCCCGTTTACTCAGCCAGTATTTAACGCGGAGTACATTGACGATTACAATAGCTACAACTTCTACGATACGTCGGAGTCGTACAATACAGCTATGTTAAACTATATTAGATCAATAGAAGTTTATGGGTTTGTAGATGCTAGCACGCCTGACGACGTTGTTGAAGTAGAAATACTTTACAAAACAGAAGACTCTAATGTAGTATACTCTATAGCTAAGATAAAAAAAACAGATCCAAGTTGGAGTGCTACAGGAAGTTATATAGGTGATTTAGGTTTTAATGAACCAGGTAATTATCTTAATACTTCAGGAAGCTATACTATAAAAAGTGAAAATGTTTTTACAGCAATAGCAGAAGAGCAATTACTAAGGCCTTTTGACAACGTTCCTAAAAAAGCTTTAGCACAAGAGGTTGTTGGTAACAGAATAGTTTATGGTAACTACACGCAGAACTACGACGTAGACTCTGTTGACATAGACGCTATGGCATGGCCATACTTTTATGATGAACAAGATAAGCCTATTAGATCATTAAAGTCAGATAGAAGTTATCAAGTAGGAGTATTATTTGGTGATACTTACGGAAGAGAAACTCCTGTATTTACTTCTGAGAAAGGCGGTTTTAGTACGCTTCAAAATTATCCTAGCGAAGTAAGCTGGAAAGCTAGTGTAAAAATAAATTCTGATATTCCGCCTTGGGCTCAATACTATAAGTTTTATATAAAAGAATCTTCAGGCCAATACTATAATTTATTAAATCAAAGGGTTTATATTCCGTTTGCACATAGTCAATTTGAAAACGAAGAAGATCATGTATACCTTTCTTTTCCATCAAAAGATAGATCTAAAATATCTGTTGATGACTACATTGTTTTAAAAACAGTATTACTAGAGCCTACGCCTTTTAGAGTAAGTGAAGACAATAAATATAAAGTATTAGACGTAAGCAACGAAGCTCCTGAAGCAATATCATATAAGTTTTACGATCTTGGATCAGTTACAAATAATGCTAGTGATTTTTTAACTGATACTGATAATGGAATTTTTACTGCAGACGTGTCAAACGGCAGCTTGCAGCGTATAGATCAACAAACTGATACTATAATAATTAATAAAACTGCTTGGCAGGCTATTGATACTGATGGCGCTGCTTTAACAAACAGCGAAGGTGGAGGAACAGAGTCATCTAATAAAATAGAAAATCTTTATATATCATGGTCTTTAGGTGGCTTACAATCTAAAAGATATAAGGTCACAAACATAAGAGTTCAAGATACAGAATATATCATTAGATTAAGTGAAACAATACAACTGCAAGACGCTTTAATAGCTAACAAAGATGGATTAGATAATGATGGAGCTTTAGCGACTACTGCAAATATGCCTGACAAGCTTAACTTTAAAGTACAAAGAAAAGATAGATATTCAGATGAAAACTTTTCTGGACACTTCTTTGTTAAAATAGCTGCAGATGATTTAATAAAAACTCAGCTTATAAACGAGCCTTCACAGTTAGAAGCTACAAACAAAATATTGCACGCTGAAAAAGTTTACTTATGGTTAGATGAAGCTGACGCTAGCGCTAGTACTACAAAAAATAGCAATGTTCAATACTATGACGAAATTACTACTTATTACTATAACAATACTTCAGCAACTCCAGACGACATACACGAGCAAGGTAGTTTAACAAACACTAAGATAGCATGGGACGCTCTTTTAAACGAGTCTTTAGGTTTTGGTGGAGGGCAAGGTAAGTTTTTTATTGATGGTATGTATATGGCTGCATCTAATCCTTCAGATACTTTATACGCTAGAGAGTCAGGTCAAGGTTGGGTAGGTAGTCCTATTATTCGTTATCCAAAGCTAGTGTGGACTGCGGCAACGCCTAATTTATCTGCAGATCTTCCAAACTCTGGAATATCTTACAATAATACTGATATTAATAATTACGAAACTTCTTACGGTATTATCACCGCTTCTAACTTAGCAGAAACAGCTGATTGGGGTTGGATGCTAGAAAATTACAACGAATATGGAACAGCTGAATACGACACTACAGCTATGGACGCCTCTACTGATGTAGCTTTTACCGTAGACGCTGACAATGAAGTCGACTGGTACGTTAACGGTATTGAGCCTATTATACAAGCTAGCACTGATTACTACGTTAATCCTATTAGCGGCCCAGCAGACGGTAACGGTGGAAGAGCGTGGTCTAATAGCACAATATACGGAAGTGATAGAATTAATGATTTAGCAAGCGATTATGATCTTAGTGGATATTATATGCATGTTTCATTTCTAGGGCCTGGTGTAGATTTATTTACAAGAGAAGGTAGTTATGATCCAAATATTCCATTTAGAGGACCTAATTGTTTAGGTAAACATCTTCAAGGTATATGGGGCGGTGGCGCTTTTAATCACGGTACTGGAACAGGTTTTGTAGAAATGGAAACACATTGGTATGATGTTAATCAAGGCGGTACGGCTGGGCACTATTTAGCTCCAGCACCAGGTGTTGAAGAGTTTTCTAATAACGGCAACGTGCAGTATAGCTTTTTACGCGGATATGATCCAGATTATCAAACTCAACACGAAAGACAGTTTGATCCTACTTATGGAGCTGAAGACGTGCAGGCTGTACAAGAAATGGTTAGTAATTTAGTTTCCGGTAAAAAGTTTAGATTTTCAGAAGACACTAACGAAGAAATATATACTATATTAGGCGTTAAAGTAAAGCACGTGTACAATCATACACCATGGCGTATGCGTAAAGTGTGGAATGCCGGTACTTCAACTTACGTTAATGGCGGTGACAGTGTAGAAGAGGCTGTAATCGCTTGGGCTGAAGCCGGTACGGCTACAAACAACTCGCAATTTACTAGCGTATTAGACAAGTTAGAAGCTTTTGGAGCTAAATCTAATAGACGTATAGTTTACGCTTTAAAACTAGATAAAAATCCTCAAGATAGTGCTTTTAAGCCTTTAAGTCAAGGCACTACTAGTTTTGATGTTAATAGTAGCAACAGTTTATTTGAGTTTGTAGCAGAAAGCGCTAAATCGTTCTCTAGTGATGCTACTACTAATAAAGCTCTATTTGAAACAGAACCTGAAAAATCAGCTGACTTAGATATTTACTACGAAATTAGCGATGCCATACCTGTAGAAATAACACAAGAAAATAAAGATATTATATTTCCAATAGGGTCTAGAGTAGAGATATTAAACTTTAACAAAGCTGTTGATGGAATTCAATTGCCTAAAGAAAGGTATATTCGTCAAGCTTACTGGAATACATCAACAGAAGATTTAAGTATTGTTGTTAATGGACTAGATGATGAAGATCGTGGGTTTAATTATTACGATCCGTCTGACGGAACTACAGAGCTAGATTATGAAAGTAAAATTTTAGCTATAACTAGAGCTGATGGCAGTGTTGTTCATGTTGAGATAACACAAGCAAACGCAAGTGGCGATTATTATATCACAGGAGGTGGTAAAGGTAATTACGGTTATAGATTAAGTTTTAAAGTAAAACTTTCACCATCACTGCCTTATTACTCAAATTTTTACAATGTATTTGCTTTTAATAATGGTGTTGAGTCTAACACTGTTAGAGATGATTTTAACGGAGTTTCTATAAGAACAGGTGCTAGAGCATCTACAACGTTAGATGAACCTTATAGAGAAGAAATAAGAGAACACGGTTTAATATTCTCTGGGCTATATAATTCTAACACTGGTGTTAATAATTTAAATCAGTTTATACAAGCTCAAAAGATAACTAAAGACTTAAATCCTACGTACGGTAGTATACAAAAGTTATTTCAAAGACAAACTAACTTAGTAGTGTTCTGTGAAGACAGAGTTGTAAAAGTTCTTAGTAATAAAGACGCTGTATTTAACGCTGACGGTAATCCTCAACTAGTTGCTAACGAAAGAGTGCTTGGTCAAGTCACTCCATTTGTAGGTGAGTTTGGTATATCTAAAAATCCTGAGTCTTTTGCTAGCGAATCATATAGAGCTTACTTTACAGACAAGCAAAGACGATCTGTGCTAAGATTATCAATGGACGGTTTAACTCCAATATCAGACGCTGGTATGAAAGACTGGTTTGGTGATAATTTAGCAGATGACAATATTATGTGCTTAGGGACGTACGATGAAGATAAGCAAGAGTATAATTTAACTATAAGAGAAGGTTATACTGAAAACATAATTGCTAACGATTCTTTTGATGATGGTGTAGAACTAGTTGAAACACTTCTTGGTGAAGAATTACTTAACAATGCTTTTACTGGTGGCGCAGACTTTACTGAAGTTGACATTGCTGCTACAAACTTTTATGAAACAACAAATAAAACTCGTGTGCCAAACGATGAAGCTGAAAGTGTTTACCACGTGCAAGCTGTAACTGAAAACGACACTATTACAGCTGGAAATTGGTATATGGTAGAGGTAGATGCTTCTAATATATCAGATATTTATGATAACTATGGTATTATAGTTGATAATGTATTTTTAGAATACAACTACGGTACAGATATATCAGCTGATGATACGAATGATAACCCTAACAATCTTTTTGGTAAAAATCACACTGACCCTGAGTTTAGAGAGCTTTTACCTTATCATTTTGGTCAAATATCTGGCGCAGGAACAATAGGTGATGATTTGAGACTAATGCCTGCTACTAGATACTGGGACGGATCTAATACGCCTATACTACTAGCTATATTTGAAGCTGAGCAAGATCTTCCTACATTTAAGCTGCGCAGTTGGACTAGTGAAGATGAGAATCCTGGATTTACTTTAGACAAAATTAGGCTATACAACATAACAGATATACCTACTATGTCAGAGCCTAGTCAGTGGGAAATAAAAAACGAAAACTATACTATGCCCCACGCGGCTTACAAATACATAGAACAGTTTTATGTTGACGATGAGTATACTACAACTGAAAGAGCTAGACCGATGGTGTATTTTAAAAATAACGCGGTTCAATTTAACACTAAAAATCCAGAGTATCTTGTTGCAAACCTTTATAATGGTAACGACGCTGGTGACACTGGCGCACCGCCTGCGGCGTTTAATCCTGACGCAGATTATTTACAGCCTACTTATGCTGGATATAATTTGTCTTTCACTGTTGGAAATAATGTAGACACAGGATCTATAAGTGGAACTTTAAACGTTAGAGTTGAAGTGCCAACTGACTCAGGACCTGCTGGATTTATAGCTAACATTACTGAAGCTGGAGATTACGTTATAAATTATAATACTACACCTGATTATACGCCAACCATAGTTTCTCAGCCAGATAGTTCAAGCATTGGAGCGGAAGATCCGGCTGCTACAACTGGCGCGTACTTTTTAAGGTTTTCTCAAACAGGCAACAACACTTTTGAAGGCTCTGTAAGTAATATATCAATAAAAGATGCTACATCTCTATTTACTGGCGGTGGAGCAGATAGCTGGACTTTTGAAAGCGAAAACAACAGCAATGAAAACGAGCAAAACGATGCATATTGGGATAGTGGATCTTTAGTTTTTGACAATATAAACCCAACTTCAACGTCTGCCGTTTATGCTAGACAAAACTTAGGTAATTTAAGAACTGGTACTAGATATAATCTTTCGTTTGATTATAGTAACGGTAGCGCTGGAACTTCTTTTTGTAGAATATATTACTTCAACTCTCAAGGAAAAGGCTTCCATTACAGAACTTTATATCCTACTCAAGCGCAGACTGGTGTTAGTCATTTTAATGAATACTTTACTATAGACGACACATTTACTGCTGTAACAGGTCAAGGCGTAAGTGTGTACTATAATGCTTTAGTTTTTTACTTTGGAGCTTTTAGTAGTCACAACGATGGAGCTAGTTTAACTATAGATAATATTTCTATGATACCTGTAGTAGATGAAGATTTTAAACCAAAGACGCTAAGCTACAGTGAACAAGCTAAAGGTTGGATAAGTTTTAAATCATTTATTCCAGAGAGCGGGGTAAGTTTAGGTGGAGATTATTACACATTTAATAACGGAGCAATATACAAACACCACGAACAAGAAACTAATAACAATGTTTTTTACGATCAAGCAAGAGTAAATTCTTTTATTGATTTTATATTTAACGACTCTACGCCTGTAGTAAAAGATTTTAAAACATTATCCTACGAAGGTAGTGCAGGTAAAAGAAACGGTTATGTTGAGCATGTTGGTGGTGCTACTGATGCAAACTACGACAACTTAAATAGTAGTGATGGTTGGTTTGTTTCAAATATAGTTACTGACTTGCAAAAAGGATCTATACCAGAATTTATTAAAAAAGAAGGTAAATACTATAACTATATAAGAGGAGGTTCTTTTGATAATACAAACTCAGATGATATAGGAAGTTTAAACGTACAAGGCTTAGGTGTTATCGCTAAAGTTGAGTACGATGAAATTATTGTAGACGAAGAATAAATGGCAAATATAAATAGCATATCAATATTAACAACTGATCTAAACGCTGCTGGCGAAAATAGATCTTTGTCTATACAAGGTGAAGTTGGCGCTCAAGTAACAATACAAGTTGTTAGTAGTACTAATAAATTTTACAACTTTGTTACAAGTAGTTTTGAATCTAGCTTTAGTACTAAAAGCAAGCTAGAAGTTACGTTAACAAGTGATAATTTTTCAAAGCTTATACACTTTCCAGCTGGCAGTTCTGTAAAGTATTTTGTTATTGTAAGCCCAAAGCCTTATACAGATACTGTAATTTCTGGTGGAGTTTATGTTGAAGAAATAGGATCTATATCTGACTCTATAATAACGTTTGCCCTGATTACAGATAATACAGCTAAATATGCTTCTGATCCGGTAATAGCTAACACCACAACTACAGGTTCACCTTCTACGTCAACTTCAAAAATAGTTAATATATCAGGAACTATAAACAACGCTACTACAGACAGTAATAGTCAAGGTTTATTTGTTATAAACGGAGCAACTTTAAACAACAATAGTTTTCAGTTTGACACAACTAAAACTATATCTAGTAATCCTTCTGGAGATGGTGTGGCTGGTGCTAGAGCTACACTTTCAGACGTAACAGATTTAGTTGTAGGTATGCGTTTAATTTTTCACAAAGGAACTACAGCGCCTTCTTCTACTACCGTTATACAAGCTATAGACACAGAGCTTAAACAAGTTGTATTTAGCACTAATGTTCCTTTTGAAGATGGAGAAACTATGACGCTAAGAGCTATTGGTTTATCTTTAGCAGCTTCAGCTATAGGAGCTAGCATTACTTTAAATTCAAGCTCTATAGATCCAGGCACGCCAGAAATAACTACAAATGTTAGAAGTGGAGGATCTGGAACTACTATTAACGTAACTACAACGCAAGGAATATCTGGTGGAAGTAAAGCTGTGTTTACAGGTATAGGTGTTGATAATTCTAGCACAAACAATGTTAACGTAGTTACTCCAGATCCTAATGGAACTGACGGCGACGGTGTAATAACTTGTGATATTTCGCAGTCATTAACTGTAGGTACAAAGTTAACATTTACGGCTGGAAGCGGAAAAGAAACATTAACAACAGCAGCTACTTTCAATGCTCAGCTAACAGTAACTCAGTTTCCTCAGACTAATAAAACAATAAACATAAAAATTGACGATCTCATAACGCCAGGTACATTATCATGATAATTGAATTAAACGAAAATATAAAGATAAATGATTCGCTTCAAGTAGGTGATATATTATATTATGCGCCGCTAAATGGTGCAGGTCCAATATCTAATAGCTTAAATGATCCTATAATAATCGGAGAGGTAACTAGCATTAGTGGATCAACAATAACTACAGTTGAAACTCCAGCAACACCTCAAGAAGGTGATTTTTTAATGTTTGTAAAAA